CACGCGCGAGAGCTTCGCCGGAGCGTCGAGGTACTTGTCTATAGTGATTACCCGCTGCGACTGAGTCGTAGGCATCAGGTCGTACGCCATGGGGACGAAAGAAGTCACGCGGCATCCTCCTCTTGCATCGGGCCGAGCCCGAGCATCTTTTCGAGGCCGTCAAGATCTACGACCGGCGCAGCGTCGCACCGGCACTCGATGTCCTCGCCGGGGTGGCAGGGCTCGCCGTCGATCGTGCCTTCGAGCGGACCGGGTTCGTCCCAACGGTGGGTGGTGTTGTTCAGCGCCCAGTGGTCCGGACGCGTACGCTCGTCGCTCGTCGCGAGCCAGTCGTACTCCTCGATCCCCACGTCCTCTTGGCGAATCTGGTTGAACGCGGAATTTAGCTTGGCGGTCTGGTCGCGGGCGATAACCTCGGCGCGCGTGTCGGTGATATCGCCGATTTCTTGCACGTCCTCGACCAACGATTCCCAGCGCCCGCCGCTGCGCCAGTTCTCCGTTACCGCTTCCGAAATTCCCCGCGTTAAGAGCTTGCCTTCACCGTCGAACTCGCCGAAGAAATACTGCTCAGGAATGGTCTTGATGAGCTGAACGTTAGCCATCACCTTTTCGCCGAGCATCTTGCCTAGGCGGCCTTGCGTGGTGAGGTAGGGCTCGATGTTCACCCCCATCGAGTCTCGCAGCGAGCGCGCGAGACGCTCATCGCTAGCGTTCAGGCTCCGCTGAGCTGCGAGCGTCGCGAGCTTGTGGGCTTGCTTGTCTATGCCGCCGAAGCGCTTCGCAACGTCGCCTACGATCTGCTGAATCCGTGGCGGTACAGCGGCGTCGGTAGCCAGCATGCCAGGGAACTCCCGACGAAGCGCAGGTAGAATGTGCTCGACGGTGATCCGCTTGTACGCGCCAACCAGGACGCGCAGATCGGCGAGATACGCCATCTCACACTTGTGCGAAGGCCGCACGGGGCGAAGCCGACGAAGCCGCTTACGGAAGCGCTCGCTGCGATGCCCTGGCAGTTGAGCGCCAGGGGCGACGAGCTGTGCGACGTGTACGTGCAACATCAGTGCCTTGGCGTCCAGAATACGCAAGGCGCAGAAAAGGTAAAATTTTCCCCGGCGCGCGAGCTACGCTACAGGCGGTTTTGCGGCGAGCTGAGGCGCCTTGCTTTTGAGCAAAAACGCCTGCTTTTTAGCTTCTTGCATCTGCTGCTCTGTCGCAGCTTCGTCGAGGTCTTTCACCATGGCGACCTCGGCAGTCTCCAGGGTGTTGTAGACCTTCTTTTCCTTCAGCTCTTTGGCGATTGTGTGCGCCCCAACGGCCTGAATCTGCTCTACGTAGAGAGCGTCACGCTGAGCATCTATAAGCTGCCGGGCCGCCTTTTCGGCAGCCGTCTCTGTGAAGATCGGCTTGGGCGTCATGTTGAAATTCGGAGGGATGACACCGAAGCGGTGAAGGCAGAGGATCTTCATACCCTTCTTGGCCTGTGGGGTGAGTAGGAGCTTCTGGGACAGCGAGACAGAGCTGCGATAGTTCTGGTCGTCGCCGGCATTGACTCCGCTGTTCAGCCCCGTGGGCGCCTTGCCGAAGAGCTTAGTTTCCGGCGTGGCGGCAGCGGCGCACACGTTCGCGCGGAAGTCTTCGACGATGAGCCCGAGTCCTGTGAAGTTGTTCCCCTTCTTCTCGTATTTGTCGTTCGCGTCGAGCATCAGCATGCGGTTCGCACTCTTCTGCATGGCCGCAAGGTTGAAGCGATCGTTGATCTTCTTCTCGCCGTTCGGCAGCGAAAGTGTTTGGGCCAGGTTCGCGATCCCCATCACGTCGACGTTCGCTTCGAAGAACATCGTCGCGAGAAGTGCCATGACTGACGAATAGTCCTTCACGTCTTCGATCACGTGCTGGAGTTCTGAATCCCCCCACATCGAGTTTTGCAAGTATGGGCGGTAGGGAAGATGCCGACCCTCGAACGTGAGGACGCGCGACCAGTGCACGCGCACGCCGGCCTCGGCCTCACTGCCGCCGAGCTGGAAGTACCGGGGCTTGAGGAAATTCGGACTGCCTAGGTCTTCGCCCTTGTCCATCAGCTCGACTGCTGACAAGCGCCAACGGTCGAAGACGTGGATGTATTCTAGGCACCCCTCGCCGAGGGTGTTGATGTCGAGCGGCTCTGTCGGGTCTTGGCCCTTAATGCCGAAGACGAGCGCAGCCCCGCCGAAGAGTCGAGCCCAAATAGTACCGTCGAGAAACTTGGCCAGGATATCGAATTCCTCCATGGCATCGTCGAGCTGTTGCTGACGATCGTGGTCGTCGTCCTTGCCGTCCCAGCTGAAGTCATACCACTCGCGCACCATGTCCGAGCCCCGGACGTCCACGATGTTCTTGCAAAGCCAGTTCGATCGGTAGTACGTCTCGGCCGCAGCGTACTGCAGCGGCTGTACGAGACTGTAGTTCGTGAAGCTCCGCTTGTCGCGCGAAGTGCCGAGCCCCGCGGCGACGTTCTGCAAACCGTCCATCGCGTACATGTGCGTGAGCTGGCGCTGCAACTGCACCATCATGTGGAGCGCATCTTTCTCGGCCGCCACTCGCTGGACGGCGTCGTGGACTACCGCCTGGGGATCGGCGGGCTTCTTCCAGCGCTTCAGAAAGTCGAACATGGTTGGCTCCTAGAGTACGTCGAAAATTGTAGGCGTCCTAGTTATCAGCCCTTCGTGGCTGTACCGTATCGCGTCCCAGCCGTGCTCCCACCCAGACTTCAGCGCGCGAAGGATCGTCTTCGTGTGCGGGTCTAGCTTGTAGCTCCACAAGCGGCACTCTTCGAGCACGTTCACGCAGGATGGGTGCACGTAGATTCGCTCGAACCCCCGCAGGTAGGCGATGCCGTCCTCGACACTGCCTGGCCATTTCTCACACCCGCGCATGAGCTGATAGCCATCGACGTTCACGAGATGCGAGATCGTTTCGGGACGTGCGCAGTCTGCCACGATGGCGTACTGCCGAACCTCCGACACTGTGTCGATCGCAGTGTGCAGCAACGTGATTTCAGCGCTTGGGGTTCCGGGCATCGCGTACGCTTCTTCCGCGATGTAAAGATTCCTGTGCAGTGGTAGCCGAACCTCGACACCTTCGACGAACGTCGTCTTGCCGATGTCTTCGGGGTTGAGGATCTCAACGTAGCTCTTCGTCGTAGCACTCGGGTCTTGCGAGAAGCCGAAGTCTTGGCCGAAGAAAGGCCCGCTGAAATTCACACGGTCTGTCATGCGCACGTTGAAATCTTTCGCGCACCACTTGCCGTTCAGTACCTGAGCGTCGTTCTTGAACCACGTGCGACCACCCCAAATGTGCTCGTATCGTTCCGGGTCGTGCTCGCGCATGTACTCGGCTTGCCTGCGAAGCACTACGGGCAGCCACGGGTTGTCCTTCCACCCGACGGTCAGCACCACCGCGCCGGGCAGACGTTTGCCGGGGATGGCGAACATTTTGTAGATCGGGTCGGTCTCTTCCTTCGGGTTGAAGCTGATCCAGATCTCCGACCCAGGCTTTCGCACGGTGGGGTCTAGCGTATCCCACGACTCTTGGCTGATGGTCTCGGCCTCCTCAAGCCAGCAGATGTCGATCGCTTCCATCGACTTCTTCGCGGACATGTTGTGGTGGAACCCTACGAAGATGAATTGCGCCCCAGTCCAGCGATTCACGATCTCGTTTTCGCGAACGTCGAATTCGTCCTCAAGCATGAGCCGTTCGATCTGGCTCTTCAGCAGGTAGTGTACAGACTCTCGGATCGATTTCTGGTACTCGCGCCCGCAGAGGATGCGCAGCTTTTTACGGCATGCGAGCCCCAGCAGCGCGCGGGCGATCGTCCAGCTCTTCACCGAGCCTCGGCCACCGAGCACCACGCGATAGCGCGGCCCCCTTTGAAAAAACGAATGCATGATTTTAGGCACTTCGAACACGGCCATTTCGCCGCGCGCTGGGCCTAGGTTGTCGCGCTCGTCTGGAGCCCAGAGCGCTTCGAGTGCTTCATTTGCCATCGGGTTCGTCGTCGAAAATAGACTTCCCCTCGGCGGCCGTCTTCTCGTCGTAGTCCTTCTGCTCTTGCACGGGTTGAGGATCTTGTGTGGCGGTCGTGGCGTCCACGATCTTGAAGATCAACGTCTTCAACTTGCGACCCTCGCTCGGAAGATCTTTGCCGTTGGTCGTGACGTCCACACCGTTGCGCCAGCGCTTCGGAAACCTACGCTCCAAATACTTGAACGCCATCTCAGCCGCGTCCTTCGACGGTATCAGTCGCGGGGCGTGCACGAAGTTGTGTATCCGGCGCACATAGTTCGCTTCCACGCAAGCACTCATTTGCAGGACCGCGCGAGCGAACACCCAGTACGGCCCTTTCTTCTCACTCTCCCCGCGCGCGATCCAAAGCGAGACGTTGCGAGTGGTGACGCCGACGATCGAGCAAACCTCTTCCATGTAGAGGCCCATCGCCAAGTACGCCAAAATCTTTTCGAGCCTGGGGATCTTGAACTTCGACGTTGGCGCTTCGTTGAACGTCTGTTTCTTTGGCCTGAGCTTGCCCTTCTTGCGCTCCCACTGAACCTTCCCGCCGGGCGAAGGGATCGCCCCGGTAGACGGCCAAGCGTACTCTTTCCAAGCCTTGGTCAGTGCTTCGTGCACTGCTTTCGGGTCGGCGTAATCGACGTACTCTTCCTCGGTCTCGTCGACGATCGGCGCCGCTGTCTTTTGCTCGCTCATAGCCTTCCGCCCTAAGATAAGCCTTTCAGCCCCACAAGGGCAAAAACCCAAAGGAGTTTCACCATGGCTATCAAGGTACGCGGCGGTAAAGGCAAAGGCAGCAACCGCACCCCACGAGTAGGCGCGAAGGCCGCGGTCCGCGGTCAGCTCACCGAGAAAGCAGGTCGCGGCATGAAGGGCGGTGCCCTCAACCCACACCGCGGAATCCCCCGCGCAGCTCGCGAGTCGGCGCAGATGTCGGCCGCCGCAGGGTCCAGCAGCGAAGGGTAATATGCCTTCGCTGCTACATGCAGCCCATGCGAGAGCCGCCGCGGTAGCGAAACTATCCGGCGGCTCTCTTCTTTTGGGCCTATCGGGGAAAGACTCATTCGCGACGCTCGCGATCGCGGCCGAGCACTTCACGCGCATCGAATGCTTCCACCTGTACACCGTGCGCGGCATGCGTTGCCTCGAAACACCCCTCGAAGCGGTGTGCGCGAAGTACAAGGCCAAGCTGCATTACGTGCCGAGCCCGAACCTCGCGCGCCTCATGAAGCACGGGGTGTTACGCATCCACATCTCTAAGCTCGCTACGCGGCCCGAGATGAAGCGCGAGGATTGCGAGCGACTCATCCGCAAGCGTACGGGCATCGAGTGGATCGCCTATGGTGAGAAGCTCGCGGACTCGTTCGCGCGTCGGCTCTTCTGGCGCAAGCTCGACGGCATCTACGCGAAGAACCACCGCTGCACCATCATCCACGATTGGAAGGATGGCGACGTCGCCGGCTACCTACGGATTCTGAAGCTCCCCGCGCCGTGCACGTTCGGCATGGTCACGAAGTCTTCAGGCTTCAGCCTCGCACCCGAAACGCTGCGCTGGCTATCTACGCAACATCCGGCCGACTACGCTTGCGTACTGAAGCTGTTCCCCGCGGCGGGCGCCCAGCTGCTCTAACTCTTGCTTCTTTGTGCGGCGTGCGGCCCGCGTGTGCCGCCGCTTCTTCTTAGCGTACGCTTTCACCTGCGGACGGCTCACCAGAAGCGTGTCTTTCCAAAATTTGCAGTGCTGGCCATAGCGCGCCTTGCTCGTACGGCTCATCGCTACCGACCACCGAGCCAAGCTGATACCAAGAGTCCCACGACGAGCACGCAAACCGCTACGTCTCGCAACACGAGCATCATCATCAGCAAACCTTCTCCAGCACTGAACCAACGCGCTTAATACGCGCACACCTCGGACAGTAGTCTTTCCCTGCTACATGCCGCCAACCCTCGCGGCGAAATTCCTTGCGGGCAGCCGACACGGTTAGCCCGCTCTCTTGCCTCCAGATAGCGCAGGCGCCATCTTCCCCGTCGCACCAAATAGTAACCGCGCCATTCGGACCCATAGGCAACTTCATCGCTTCGCCAACGTGAGCCGCTTCGCCACGGCATGGTCAACGTAGCGCGTGCCGGCCTCAAGCCCGATCGATTCGAGCCAGGCATCCTTGAGCTTGCGCGAAGGGAACACGACCATAGCGACGCGGGCAGTATCGAGGTCGGTTCGATCTTCCTTCCCCTTCTCGCGCATCTTCTGCCGCCGCTCTTTCGCCTCTTTGGCCTCTTGCTCGCGCGCCTCGTTCATCTCGTCGAGGTCGGCGGTTGCGGCCTTCGTTTCTTTCCCCTGCTCTTCTTCGCTGAAGAGGCCAGCGCTCTGTTCGCCGAGCATCGCCTCAAGCGCGACTTGCGAGAACCCAGCTTCTTCGAGGTCGAGCCCAGGCAGTGCATCGGCGAGCAGAGGTAGATCCCAATCGCCCTGCAACGCTGGGTTGTTGAACGCGATGTTTTCTTCGCGCTCTTGCTTCGGCGTGAGCTTCACCACACAAACGTCGATCGCGTACTTGGACGACTCCATCAGCACGTCAAGGATGGCAAGACGTTGGTGGCCGCCGACGATGTTACCTGTAGTGCGGTTGACGGTGAGCGCCTGAAGCAACCCCCGCGTCTTCAGCTTCTTGGTCAGACGCTTGCGCGCGTCGGTCGAGATGGTTCGCGGGTTGTAAGGTGCATTCTTGATCAGGCTACGATCCCAGCGTTCGATCGTGAACTTCTGGTAGGGGGTTAGCGGAAGGGTAGAAGACTTCACGTGACGATCTCCCAATCTTCAGCGAGCAAATCAGTTTGAGAGCAGAGCCACGGCACGAGCATGTTGTCGGCGGTCTTCATCTCGACGAAATCAGCTTGACGGCACCACACGCCGCCCTCGACCGATACACAAGATACCCGCGCAGTACCGTCGAAGCGTACGAGGTGCAGCCACATCTTCTTTCCGTTCCACCCCTTGCGCGCGATGCGCTTACCCGCTTTGAGCGCACAAACCGCGTCGCCGATATTCATCGAGCGCCCGCCATCTTCGCACGACGAGCGCGGCGGTTCGGTCCGCCGACTGTGGGCGTGAACGAACCACGAAACGTCGCACGCTTGTTCTTGCTCGTCGTCCGCGCCTTCGCCCCGTGATTGTGAATCGCCTTGCGATAGTCGAACACGTCGCCACCGTTCTGTCGCTCGCGCGCAAGACTAGCGGGAATGAGAAGGCCGCTTGTATCGGGCGACGCTTTCTTCTCAGTCATATGACCTTTCGCTCGGTCGCGTACATACTGCTCTACGCTGGACGCGACAACGATGCGCGGGCTGTCCTCTTCCTTCATGGGCCTGCCTTCCTTCTGTCCAGAGGCTACACCTGATCAAGTACGCCGAACAACTACCAAAGCTCGCAGCTCTGGAAGGGAATGAAAGCGCCAGCGGCGACGCGCGAAGACGTAAAATAGGGTGTTACAAGGCTATGTTACGAGTTCGAAGTGAGAAAAAGCCTATAAAACAAGCCTTTTCAGTGAAAAAGACCTCCTAAAACCCTGTTACAACCCCCGTCCCAACCCTCTCTATGGCGGAGGTACTTCTTCTATACTACTTCTTTCTTTACATACCCTTTATATTAAGTTAGTTTTACTATTCTAGGGAAAGAGAAAGACTTGTAACTTGGGGAGTATGAGGGGGATCTGCTGTAACGGTAGAGCGCGGCGCTGTTACAGCTTCGAAAAATTGTTCGCGAACAAAACCGGAGGACTTGGACACATGGCTACGACTATTCTTTCGATATCCGTAGATTCTAGATTTGCAATTGCTCTAGCGGATGAGGCCGCTCGGGAGGGTAAGTCTCTGCCTGAGTTGGTGAGAGCTAAGATAGGCGCGCCTGCTGTCAGATCGGGGCGGCCGTACGTGGATGCTGGGACGGCCGTTCGTAAAGCCATCATCTCGGTACAGGAGTACGACAAGGTTCGAGGCACGCCCGCGGATATCGATCACGAGCGGCGCAAAGCGGCGCTTGGAGATGTTCGGTTTGTGGAAGCCAAGCTGCTTTATGTAGCGTCGTGCCACTTCCCCTACGACCGTTGGAAGCTCACCGGGACTCTGTTCCAAGATCTTCAACCGCCCAAACCGACGACCGAAGAGATTGTCAAGCA